ACAATTTTTTTCGTATGTAATTGCCTCGTTAATCAAAGTCTTTTTCTTTTTATTTCCTGGAACTGGTGGTCTTGTTTGACGTTTTGGTTTAATTTCTATAAGATATCTTTTTGTATTTCCATTACTTTCTTGAACTTTAATAAAAAAATCTGGAAAATATCTTCTTATTTTTTTCGTTGTTGGATCATAGTAAGGAATAAAAAACTCTTCACTTCCCCACTCTAAAATATTAGGATTTCTGTCGCAATATCTCATAAATTCAACTTCCCAAGAACTCCTATAAATTATATTCCTATAGTCACCTTTATATTTTTCTGGGTTTCTTGGATTGAATCTACCTTGATGATATTTACTTTCTGCCATTTTTCGACTACATAATATATAAGTATTCAATATTTATAAATGAAAGCACCAGCACCAAGTCCAAAAAGTATGTCGGAGATTAAGACTAAGATACTTAATCCCGCCCTTACTTCTCACTTTGAGTGTTATTTTAATCCACCAAAAAAAGTTCAGGACTGGTCAGCAAATAAATCTCTTGCTGGAGCTGGATCTGCATATGAATGGGATACCATAAGTATTCATTGTTCGGAAGCATCTTTACCTGGATCTTCTTTTGTAACTAATGAAGTCAATAATGATTTTACTGGTGTAACAGAAAGATTAGCATATAGAAGATTATATGACGATAGAGCAGACTTCACTTTTTATGTTGATCACGATTATAAAGTAATTAGATTCTTTGAAAATTGGTTATCTTATATTTCAAATGAACAAATTTCTGGATTTGTTGCGCCAAATTATTTTTATAGAATGAATTATCCAGAAGATTATAGATCTGAATCGATTTATATTAAAAAATTTGAGAGAGACTATAACGGAAATTATTTACAATATCAATTTCTTCAGGCATATCCAATCTCTATAAATTCGATGCCAGTATCATATGATTCTTCTAGTCTATTAAAATGTACCGTATCATTTACGTATACTAGATACTTCATTACCACTCAGCAAGGAATGATAACCCAAAATCCTACAGAATACTCTGGAATAGGAAGAGCGGGTAAAGTTAATAGGAACAGATAAATAATCACACTGAAATTTCTATAGGACATTATGCCTTTACCTACAATTTCTACGCCGACATATGAGTTGGAACTTCCATCTACTGGAGAAGCAATTCAATACAGACCATTTCTAGTTAAAGAAGAAAAACTTCTTCTTCTTGCATTAGAAAGTGAGAATACAAAAGAGATTACAACGGCAATTAAAACCGTAATCAAAAGTTGTATCAAGACAAAAAATATTAAAGTTGAAGCACTTCCTACATTCGATATTGAATATCTTTTCCTTAACATCAGAGGTAAATCTGTTGGGGAAGATATTGAAGTTAATCTCATCTGTCCAGATGATGACGAAACTGTAGTGCCTACTAAGATTAATATTGATGATATTAAAGTTATTAAAAACGAAGATCACGACAGAAAGATTAAAGTTGATGATAGTATTGTGATGGAAATGAAGTATCCATCATTAGATCAATTTATTAAGAGCAACTTTGATTTAAATGATTCAAACGTAGATCAATCATTTGATCTAGTTGCATCTTGTATTGATAAAATCTATACGGATGAAGAAGTATGGGCATCAGCAGATGTTACAAAGAAAGAACTGTTAGAGTTTCTTGGTCCTGGAGGGTCTGTCAAGTTTTTTCGTATAGCAATGGTCCATATGGACCTTGAAAATTATTATCAGTTAAATTTTTCCTTAATGCAGTATCATAAATATTCATTAACGGAGATTGAAAATATGATGCCTTGGGAAAGAGACATTTATGTTACTTTACTCAAGAATCACCTTGAAGAAGAGAAAATGAAGCAGCAACAAAATGGCGGATAAATGGATTCAAAAGATCTGATTGCTTACAAAAAAGAAAAAATCCAGGAGGAATTGTGGAAAATTGTTCCTCCTGGATTTTCGTATGAAAAATCTAAAAACGTAAGCGATAGTCTTGTAAAATTTTACGGCGAAAATAAAGAATTTCTTTCTGAATATGGTTACATATATTCATCAAAACATTCTATTGCATTTGATCATCTAAGATTTATTGGATATTCTATAAAAGAATATAAGAAAACAAAAACCTTTCCAGCATTTAAAAATGATCCCGAACTCTACAAGCAATTAGAAGAAGGATGCGAGACAATCATAAAATTCTTTGCTAGAGCAAAGAAAGTAATTGCAGATGTTGAAGAAGAAATTGAAATAAAACTTGAGTTATTAAGAAAAGACAAATTAAAAGAAAAGCAAAATCAAGAAACTGTAAAGAAACCTAAACAACAAAAGGTTTCTGTTGGTGCTGGTGGAGGTTCTGGGAATCCTAGCGGTCCCAAAAAACAACCTCCACCGAAGAACCCTCCTGGTGCATTATCTTTATATGATGGAGTAAAGACCACAGATTCTGTAAATGAGAATATCGATGATGTAATATTAAACATCCTTGGTCTTCAAGATGTTTTTGACTTGGACTATGATACATATCTATCATTATTAAAAGAAAAATTAGTTGAGATTTCGAAGGGACACAAAAAAATTCCCAGAGAAGAGCAGATTCTTCTTCGAAATGAGTTTAAACGAGTTAAAGGAAAGAAAAGGAAGAGAAGAAAGAGAAAATGTATTAGAAGGTTCTATACAAAAACTTTCTAGTGTAGTCAAAAAAATCTTTACTCCTGTTCAAGGAATACTTGATAGGATTATTAAATTCATAACTTTTGTTTTACTTGGAAGATTTGTTGGAAGATTATTAGATTGGTTTGGAGATCCAAAAAATAAAAAGAAATTAGATTCAATAAAAAGATTTTTACAAGATTGGTGGCCTACTTTACTTGCTGCATTTGTTCTTTTTGCGACACCTTTTGGTTTATTCGTAAGATCCTTTATTGGAGTTGTTGCCAGATTTATCCCTAAACTTCTTGGATTAATTCCTAAACTTAGGAATATTATTAAATTAAATAAAACTCCAAAAGGACCAAAAGGAGCAGGAGGATTACTTTCTGTTCTTTCAAGTCCATTTGTTTGGTTCCCTGCGGCAATGGCTGGTGGAGCAGCTTTAGGAAATGAAATTACTGGACAAAGAAAAGCAGCTCCAGTCCAAACAGAAAATAAAGCAAGAGCACAAACAGGAAAGGGACTGGGAGTTCAAGGTGTTGGTGGTGTTGGAGATATGGGTCCAACAACTCCATATGGAATGCTTCAAGGTGCAAATGCTGGAGCACAAATTTTTAATGGAGTTGTAGATAGAAACACAGGAACAAAAATATCTGGTGCTGGAGAAGATACACAGTATCTTCCTAATATTGCTGGTGGTGGTGTCGCAGTTTCTCCTGGAGAACTGGTATTAACTAAAGAGCAACAATCGCAAATTGCTGCAGATACTGGAGTACATCCAGCATCTTATGTTCCAAATGGATCTAAATTTATAAACTCAAATAATATACAAACAGCATCTAGTGGTGGAAAGATTCAAGCCTTTAAAGGCGGTGGTATAATTGGTGGAGTTCAAAACGCATTCTCTAATGCTGGAAAATTCTTAAAGGGTCTTGTTCCTGGAGCACAACCTGCAGGAGCAACGACACCTAAAAAACCATCATTACCAATTCCAGAATTTAAACTCCCAGAAGTCCAAGCAGCATTAAGAACGATTAAAGTTGCAGAAGGAACATCAAGATCCAAAAATTCATACGATACATTATTTGGATTTGGTACTGCTCCAATTCGTCAGATGACTGTTAAAGAAGTTATCAATATGCAAAATACTGATAGACTTCCAAAAAGATTTGGTGGCGGAACCGTAGGATTTGGTAAGGATAGTAGTGGAAGAGTAATGTCCGCTGCGGCAGGAGCATATCAATTTATGCCCAGCACTCTTCAGCAACTTATGAATATGAAAGTTTTGAGACCAACAGATCTAATGTCTCCTGATAATCAAGATAAAGGTGCCTGGGGATTAATGAAATTCAGAGGGATTACTTTACAGTCTCTTAAGAAAAATGGATTGTCCAGAGCAAATTTGGATATGATGGCTCCAGAATGGGCATCATTCCCGAATCTTCAAGGAGTAAGTGATTATAATCAACCAGTAAAATCTCCAGAATTGTTGCAAAAAACATATAAAGATTCTCTTAATCAGATTAGATTAGGTCCACAAAGTCGTGTGTCTCCTCCTGGACAAAGAGTTGCTGTGCTCCCAGATATTATTCGTAGGATTCCTTTAAATAAATCAAATAAACCTAAACCATCAGTAAGAGAATCTAGTGGTATTCCACAATTTAATGTTTTAGATATGTCTATAAGTGCCATTGAAACTAGA